GCCTTACCTTTAACGATAAAGACTCGATCAGCAATAGGGTCTGTAAGAATCTTGGTCTTGATATCTTCATTGATATCGACTGTTACATTCTTAAAGTCATTGCATCCACCACAGAAGATTGACATCTCAGTGGTTGGTCCAAATGTTGCCTTGAGGATTGCTAGAAGCAGAGCCTCACGGTCTCCTGTAAGCATATGATCAAGGATCTTGTCATCAGCCTTAAGGTCTCCTACTTTGACGGTTCCTCTTTCTAGGATGACTAGAAGGGCCTTGCCAACGTTGGCTGCCTTAGAGATGACTTCTTCATCTCGACCAGTTAGTTCTCGTACCTCTGCGGTCTGTAGCAACTCCCCAGCGGTTGTAATGTAACCGCCAGGAAGTGCCACAGTAGTATCCGAAGGAGCAACGATTGTTGGATTGATATCTGCAGGAGTTTCTTTAAGAGCGTCCTTGATGAGATTGTTTGCCAAATCTGGATTTGATCCAGCACTAATTGTGTTCGCCATGATAGTCCTTTACTAGTTATTACTGAGGTGTGTTTGTGCCCTTAGACGCTGCAGATGATCCGCCTGCGGTAGTGAACTCAGGTGCAGATGTGTCTACTTTTTCGCCCCATGAGATATCAAAGCCTTCGTGAACAACAGACATCTGCTCTACGAGCAATGCGTTGTCACCAGCGTTGAGGTCTGAGTATGAGACAGATGTTGGCCATGCGTTGTAAACCATAAAGCGCATTGCTACAACGTCGGTTGCTGACTGAGTCTGTGGAGTTGCTCCGTTAGCATCAACGGCTGCACCTGTTGGGACTGGGTGAGCAAGAACCTTGATCTCGATATCGCAACGGAAGTTATCTCCCGCAGCACGAGCAGACCCACCACCCTGGACTGTGGCGAAGAGTGTCTTCATCCAGTCCCAGTTGGTGCTTGGTCCAAGGATCACTCCACGCTGGAATGTGATTGGAGCAAAAGTTGTCTGACCAGGGATCTGGTGGACAGTGGTGTTGTATCCACCCTCACGGTAAGGAATTGAGTCTGTTGTGATAGACATTCCTGAGATGGAGGTGAACCCAAATGTAACAGGAGGCGTAGCAAGATTTGCCATTGCCTTGTTAGCGTTTGCAGCACCAGCGTTTGGAAGTGGTGTGAAGGTAACTAGGTACCTAAAGTTGCGTAACGGATCGGTCGCAAGCGATGATCGGTTATTGTTGATTGTTGGCATCTATTATCTCCTTCGGGATTACGCCAGGGTCATTTGACTGAGGTTGATTACTACGAACTCAGCAGGGTATTCAAGAGCAACGCCAACTTGGATGTTGACGATACCGTTTTGAATGGATGATGCTGTGTTGTTTGTTGCGTTGCAGAGAACGTAATAAGACTGGGCTGGGGTTGCACCACGAAGTCCACCCTGATTACGGTAGTCGTTCAAGAACGAGTTAAACGTGCTTGTAAGACGAGACCAAAGACGCTCATCGTTGTTCTCAAAGAGAGCAATCTGAGCAATGCTCTTAAGGTTCTGCTCGATGTAGATGAGCGAACGACGCATGTTGACGTACTTGTTTGCTGTTCCATCCTGGAGCAATGTACGAGCACCCATGACAACAACTCCAGCACCTGGAATCTGACGGATGGCATTGACAGGGGCTGATGATCCAGTTCCTGCTGATGGGTATCCAGTGTTCAAGTGGTCAAGTTCTGCAGAGGTAAATGAACGCTCTAGAGAGATGACACTTCCAAGAGGAGAGTTCAAACCTGCTGGAGCCTTTGCAACACTCTTCGATGCATCGGTAGCAAGGTAAAGACCAGCAACACCTGCTGATGGACCGATCAAACGGATTGCTCCGCTGCCACGACCAATTGGATCGCTGACATATGTGTGTGGGTAGTAGACGGCAGTATTGCTGCTTGCAGTCAAGCCCTGTGCATATGTGATGGCAGCGTCAACAGTCTCTCCTGCAGGAGTTTCTGCCACAAAGAAGCCATTGTTTGCTGTTGCCCATGAGATGGCGTCATTGATTACACCAACAACACCAGACGCAAGTACTTGGTTGATGTTAGGGATGAACATTACGAGAGCGCGGTTGAGTGATGAGAACTCGTTCCACACTGTTGCACTTGTTGATGCGTATGATGTGTAGTCTGCAGCAACTACTGCTGCTCCGTCTGCTCCACCTGTGAGTGGGTATACAGTTAGCACTGGTGTGCCTGCTGCCAAATCACTTACTGTAATAACAGATGCGGCTGTGTTGTTAATGACAGTTCCAGCGTAACTTGAGGATGCTGAATCTGCGAATACGAGGTTCTCGTAGCGCTCAAGGAGGACATCGTTAGTGATGTTCATTGCAGTTCCTGCAACGCCTTCCTTGTACACCTCAACGGTGTAGGTGCTTGCAACTGTTCCAGCCTTGACGTTGATGCGAAGGTTGTTGCCATCTGCACCACGGTTCTTTGCTGTAAATGTAGCGACGATTGCGTTTCCTGAGGTCTCTACTGAGACGGTAGCGGCTGCTGCATCGCTGTGAAGGATGCGCTTGACGTAGAGTTCACGTCCACCGTTGTTGAAGAATTGAGCGACGCCAAAGACTGCAGGGAATGCAGCATTGTAGCCACCAAACTTTGAAGTAAATTCTGTCCAAGATTGAACGCGAGTCACAATCTCAGGGCCCTGTGCAAATGGGGCAGCAACTGCACCAGCGGCACTTGTAGCAACTCCCTGAGCGAGAGGTGCTGGAAGTAGTGTCTCTGTTAGGTAGACACCTGGACGACCGTAAGTCATTCTTTCTCCTGTCTTGTTGTTGGTGGGTTCCGTATTATGGACGTATTGTTATTGGATCAATTGGCGTAAATACAGACTCAGTTCCTCCACGGACCTGATCCTGGTAGCCTGTCATGTCGACTTCGAGTGCCTTATAGACTGCCGTGTATAGTTCTGGCGCGATCTCACTGGAGACACGCACCGTAAATGCGTTTACGAATAAACGCTTACCTGCTTCTGTAATATCTCGCTTTGAGATATCCAGAACATCAAGACGACGAACTGTGTTGTCGTTAGGTTGTAGCACACCAAAGCGCAGGGGTAGTCTGGTGTACATAAGTTGAGCAAGGATCTCGCGGTCATGGCGAGGCTCACGAGCGTAGGTTGTAATCTGGTAGTCAATGTTTACTGGGATAGGTACATGGATATACCAGTCATGGTCATCAGCGTTGTAGTCCGTTGTGCCATCAGGCATCATCTCTGGATTAGGAAGATATGAAGGCTTAACAAGGCCACGCATAGAGCGGCTAAAGTCTTCAGCAACGTCCACCATGTCGATGGTGATGTAGGGGTAAGTCTGGTCTCTGATTTCCTGGGAAGGCTGTCCAAACCATACGCCCACATCACGGGTGGAACTACCGTGTGCATTGGACTTTTGGTCTGTTACCTTCATGCCCTTGAGGAGATTGCGGATAGCCTCATCTTCTGAAAGAAGAAATGTCATAGTCCACCCCCAAGGCGAGCAAATAGACGACTAGTAAGAAATTCTTCAGATTCACTTAGGCGGTTTGAGAAACGGCGAATGGCGTATGTAGGTCTACGTCCTGGAGTTCCGTATTCAAGATCTTGTGCGTCTGCAAAGTGGGACGGATGAACATGGGCAGTAAAGCCATCGTTAGAGGTGTAGCGAACGTGAAGTCCACTGACGATCTTGGAAGGCCAACCTGAGGCCTTGGCTTCTGCACGGAGTTGGGCAGACATGTAGCTAGTAGTATCGCGGGCTGCGTGATGTACGGCTGTGTGGTGAGGGCTTGTCACTTCTTCTTGCCCTTCGCAACTTTACCGCCGATGTAGCCTGCGAGTAGTGCTGCGAAGATTGGTTGTTTTTCTTTAGGACGGAAGCCGAACACACCACGCATGAACTCTTCACGTTCATGCTGATTGTTCATCTCAGCAACTTGTTCGTACCATGGCTTATGAGCCATCACAACCCCTTTTCGCAACCTGCGGGAACAGTGGTCAGGAACCG